GGTTGGCCAGACGCCATCAAACCCTCTTCCATACCGTGCAGGTCCGGCATAAGTCAGGTAACTGATCCCATTGCTCAGTGAGATGCAACTGCCGTAGTTTCAGCATCTTGTCCCCGTTCCAGATATCCAGGCAGTTCTCTTCAACTGCGTTCCCGAGAGGAACAGACCCCGAATAGTCCAGGCAGCAAGGAACAACCGTCCCATCACATAGGATGTTCATACCCTGGTACAGCCGAGCACAGGGTTTTCGGACAGTTCCCGGATAGGATACCAGTTCTGGGTTCAACCCGCAGAACGTTTCATAGGCGACTACCCCGAACCGATCTACCAGGTCGGCCAGGGGTTTCATCTTGTCGATCTCTGCCATGAGGTCTGGGAGTTCGATGTACCACATGGTCACGTATGGTTTGGTGTGCCCTTCCCGGTTCTGCATGAGATCCCGGATATTCTGTTTTGTCCTGGCCCAGTTGAGACCCTGCTGATATTTGTTATATAACTCTTCAGTCGGTCCGTAAAACGAGATGAAGATCTGATCCAACCAACCGGACTGAATGATAATGTTAGACCGATCTTTTGTGAGGAGAGCGGCGTTTGTATAGATCGCGGTGGAACAGTTTGGGTTCCGGCACTTGACCCGTTGCAGGATAGATAGTAACCGGGGCTCCATCATTGGCTCCTGGTAAAGAAACGGGAGGATGCTGTCAACGTGTGGGGCCATCTCATCGATGACCTTGTATATCATAGCGGTAGGCATGGGATCGCGTTTCTTCATCCCGGGATGGGGACAGAAACTACATTTTGCGTTACACCTGTTGTTCGTTTCAAACTGTAGATACATCAGTAATCCTCCGGACCGCGACTGGCTGAAACACAACAACGACAACGCGGATGACAAGGTATGTCCGGGCATTCGTCAATCTTGAAAATCTTCCCATCCATTTCTGCACAGCCGCCGTAACATATCGACCCGTCTGGAAGTGGTATTTCGGTATCGTGGCACAACCGCCCATCTTCAGGCGCAGCCAACCACTTGACATACTCGATGTCCGACTCACGGTAACTCTCTTTTGCAGCAGTGTTGAAAGCATACAGGGTTTCTGTCCGGGCGATCGATTCAGCCCGGTTTGCGTCAAATCCCAGTTCAACCAGGTCAGAGATCATATCACGGGGGTTGAGTCCCTTCGTTATCCCGTCAATCAACACGCCCATGATATTTTTCCGGGTATCGTCTGCCAGTCCGAGAATAAACGAAAGGTTTCTCTCTACCAGGGCGTTCAGGACTTTTGGGTCGAGCGGTGGGTAAATCGACGACTTAGGTTTTTTTGCCATACCGTTTCAACTGTAGTTTCGCAAACTTCCCTCCTTGTTTCGCTGCCATAGTGATATACTTTGTAGCCAGGGGTTTGAACTTCGTTTCAATCGCCTCTGCTTTATACTCGTCCTGCAACTGCCGGATCCGTTCCGGATCATCTGGGTTTTCTTTGATGATATCTATCAACCCGGCTGTGTATCCGGTCATTGCCGCGACTAACTCTTTTGCATACTTGTTTTCCAGCCAGAGCGACTGTGTCGGGTCGTTATCCAGTTTTTTTGTCGGCATCTTTCTTAATCCCTAACGCCTTGTTAAGATACTGTTTTGCATCGCTCTCAGATATCAGGTGTTCCGGGTCCATGTCGTTGGATCCAATCGCTTTTATGACCAGATCGGCTTTCTGCAACATCTCCTGCTGCTGAGTTCCCCCGACACCTTCCGGCACTTCTTCCGGCAGGTCAAGGCCCAGATCAGTATACACTTTCCGGCCTTCTGAAACGTCGATAGCTCCGTTTTTGAAGGCAGAATCTAAAACCTGCAAAGTAAACGCGGATTTGTCAACCGTGGGTTGAGGGATATCAACAACGATCCGGTATCCTGAATACAGGTTGACAGTAAGCCAGGGATCAAGCAGGGTGGCGACCCGGCGTTCCAACCATCGATGAGTGCCTTTAATGTAACTCATATAGAGCTGGTATTCAGACTGGTTCGACCCGCCGACTAACCCGCCGGAGTCTGGCATGATGTCAGCCGGGCTGAAAAATTGCCGTATCTGCATACCTAACTCAGTGATGGTTTCTAACGCGGACCCGTTCTGCCCGACTCCAAGCGATTCAACAGTCATATTTTCCCTGAGCTGAAACGCGGTGTTCTTCCCGGCGTTCTTGATAATCTTTTGAGCAAACGCCTTATCAGTGCCTTTGGGATTTGTGACTTTAAGGAACCAGATACCACCGGATCCGTACTGGTTGACTTTCTGCATTTGTGCGGAGAATGCAAAATTCATCATCGTGACAAACGGGACAATAGGCACAATAAACGGCGTCCCTCCCACTTCGGTAGTAAGCGGGTCGGTGAACAGGAACGTGTTTTCCAGTTTTGTGATAGTTCCGTTCGACTGTTTCTGGTAACATTCTACCAGTTTTGTTTCCGGGTTGTATGAGATCCCCTGCAGGATCCTATTCTTGACTGCCAGGTAGTTTGTATTCCCGGCATATGTGAAACTCTGCGGGTCTAACCGTCGCAAGTCCTTGAGCACGTACTCTGATCCTTCATACTCCCATACAGGATTTGATATCCCTGGTCCCCATTCCTGCGAGTCTCGCCACAACTGCTGAACCTTGAAATCAAGGTTTGAAGACTCACACATGGAGACGACCTGGTCTGTCAGGTCTTCTTCAACTGCCTTTGTTTTGCGGTCGACGACTGTGATCTTAATATCGTCCTGGAACAGGATCCTCTGCTGCTTGTCCAAACCTTCACGAATAAACTTGTTCTCCCGATACTTCGAGATCAAGTCAGCGTCGATCTTCGGTTGTGAATATGTCTGCCCGGTTGAAGACAGGTACAATGTGCCTTCTTCCGGGTGGCTGCTTTGTTTCGGTTCCTTGTTTTTGAACGTCCCTAGTTTCCCGATTCTTGTAGTTTGGATCATACCAACTCCGGCACCCCCCCTCCATACCAGAGCGACGGGATATCACTCATGATACCTAACGCTTCTTCTTCAGTCGGTTCTGCTGCAAAGTCCCGGATATGCCCGGACGCCCCAAACACCATCATGAGAGCGTCTGCTTCATCCGGTGACGACATCCCCCGTTTCTTCATGTCGTCTTTGCTTTCTATGAGTATCTGTCCCTTGCTGGTGACTTTGTATTTGATATTAGCCAGTTGTGAGATCATCTCTTCGTCATCTTCGATATCGATATCTCCGTCTTCAAACCGCTGACGAAGCCCCCACCACCATTCTGCCCGGAGGTTTGCGTATCGTTCCGGATCTGATGAGATACCGCCGGCCTGCATCTCCATCACGGGAAGGTTCTGTTCGTTCAGCCGGTCATATACTCCGGCACCGATACCAACACTGTCGATCTTTGCGACTGACGCTTTCGTTTCCTGCAGGGCATGGATGATATGCCCGGTAAGTTCCATCGTGTCAGTTTTATGGATCTTTTTCAGGATCCGAGCAATCGGGCCGACACGTTTGATAATAATTGAGGTGTCCGATCCAAACCGTGCAACGTCAACTGCAAGCTCGACCGGCCCGGAAGGGGGTACCGTTCGTTCAACAGCAGCGTCTATCAAGTGCAGCGGGATAAGCGTGTCTTCAGCACTCTGCGGAAACTGAGCCAGGACTTTTGCCAGGTAGAGGGGGGAGTTCTGAGACCACCCACGTTTCACTTGTTCAGATACCCATCGTGGCGTTACCAGGTATGGAGCCGGGAGGTCCCCGGTTATTTTCTCTTCCCAGGTGTTGTTCAGGATATCTTGTTCTAAAACATTATATTTTGTGAAGTTCGGAGTGTCAAACGCTGATATAGATATCTTGCTGGTGCCTGCTGTCTTGAACTCTCTTGCGAACCTGCCCGCCGGGTTGGTCGGGTTGCCTATCATCAGAAGTCTTGACGAGTCAGAAGTCAGAACGCCGTCTATCCCGTCGAATATCTCCTCGCTTACTCCGGACGCTTCATCAGTGACAACCAGAAGGTGTATCTCGTGAAACCCCTGGAACCTGTCCGGGTCATAGTCTGGAGCCGTGAATCCCCAGGCAAACCAATTTGGTGCGAGTTTTAATTCCTGCTGGAGAAGGGTGCCTCCTAGCGGATATTTGGCTTTCTGGTGGCTCATTCGGATCTCTTTCCATAGGATCCCTTTCACCTGCCGGTCAGTCGGGGCAGTGGTGAGGACTATAGACGGGCGGTGAGTGTACAGGAACCAGAGAGCGACTGATGCAGCCGTCCAGCTCTTTCCTACGCCGTGCGCTGACTTCACGGCAGTAACCCGGTGGTCTCGGACAGACTCCAGGATCTCTATCTGTTTCTGCCAGGGGTTTTGCCCTAATACGGTCTTTACCCACCAGGCAGGATCAGCAAGAGCTTTCTGGTATATGGCTTTCTTATCCTTCAGGCTGATCTGTTGCATCGGTGATCACCTCCATCCAGTTCAGTGTTCCTGAATGCTCAACATCTTTTTTGTCTCTTTGCCCTAGATACTGTTTCCCCAACCAAATCAACATCGTCGGATTTCCGTCTTCTGCCGCCTTATACTGCATCCGCCTCAGGCTGGCTTTTCCTACTTCTTGCCCGTTTTTATGAATCCGCAAAAACTCTTTATCATGCTCCAAAGTTGACAGAGATACACCAACAATTGAAGCTATTTCAGACTGTGTGCAGAGCACCCGAGCTAACTTTTCGCACAGTACATAGTCGATCTCTATCGGGGGCCTGCCTACTGGTCGCTTCTCTTCTTCAGCCATTGATCCTCACCGGCTCTTTGCCTGTTGCGTCTTTGAACCGCTGTAATACAACTGCACAACAATCAGGGGATATCTCAATGCCTCGTGCTTTTCGTCCGGTATTCTCACATGCGATCAGGGTTGTACCGGAACCTGCGAATGTTTCGAGAACTATATGCCCTTTGTCTGATGAATTTTCAACCAATCGTTGAATAAGTGCAACCGGTTTCATAGTTGGATGAAGATCAGACTTTAACGGCTTGTTATATTCTAATACTGATGTTTGAAACCCACCATAAAAATCATGGGTTCCTTTCTTTTTCCATCCAAAAAGAATAGGCTCGTGCTTGTAAGCGTAATCGGTTCTACCTAATACGTGATTATTTTTTATCCATATGAGTTCATGCCGAACTTTCCAGTTAGCTTTATCTATCATCATCATCATCATCATCATCATCTGGTCTCCGCCCTGACATGCAAACCAATAATATGATGACTTTTCTTTTGTCGCTGTAAATGCCGAAGTTGCAGCGTTAAACCATAATTCTGATGCTTCTTCTAATGATAGGTGATCGTTTTCAATGGGTTTCTGAACACGACATCCATTATCATATTGGTTAAGAAATTCGTTTTTATCCGCATATGAAACCGCATACGGTGGGTCAGTTATCCAGAGATCCGCTTTCTCCCCCTGCATCAGTCTTTCAACGACTGCCGGATCGGTGCAGTCGCCACATATTAACCGATGGTCGCCACATTGCCACATATCACCGGCCTGAACTTGCCATTTCTCATTAAGTTCCGCTGCCCTGTCTATCTGCGGTTCTGCATCAACTTCTTCACGTGGTTCTTCTGGCTGACTGTCTGATATAAACCGGTCAATATCCGGTATATCTTCCCCTGACAGCAGAGCATCAATCTGCACCTGTTCAAACCCGGTTATATCAGCAAGGTCTTTCGGTAAGTCTGATAGGAGTTCTGCCAGTATGTCCCGGTCATAAGGTGCCAGATCCGAGAGCCTATTATCTGCTATCAGATATGCATCGGCTTCTTTCCCTGATAACTTCGTCCTGATGCATGGAACGGTATCATTACCGGCTGCAATGGCTGCCTTGACTCTTGCATGGCCCGCTAAAATCACATTGTCAGCAGACAGTATCACTGGGTTCGTCCACCCAAACCGTTTGATAGACTCCTCCAGAAGTCTCAATTGTTTTTCTGGGTGTTGTTTTGGGTTGCGAGGATGAGTTTCAATATCTGAAATTTTTACTTTTTCTATCTTCATTCCTTCGCCGCCTCCACCTGACTCTTGATCCAGTCGTTCCCGGGTCGGATCGCTTCCGCCTCTATGACTGCCATGTTCGACGAAACCCGATCCCCGGTTTTTGCGTATGCCAGGATCAAATTACCCCAGCAGTTGAACTTGTCAGCAACCCGGTTATCGAACACGTACCGGGTATCCTGGCAGTGAAGAGCATGTTCATACCATCTGATTGCTGTGGAGTACTGTCCGGTCACACTGCATATCTGACCCAGCAGGTTATAGGCGGGGATAAAGTTTGGATCTATCAGGACCGCTTCAAAACAGGCTTTCCGCGCCGCATCAAGATCCTTGAGCAAAATATGTGCTCGTGCTATTCCGAGCCATGCTTCTGCTGCTTCGGCGGGCCATGTTGAAAGTTCCAGGTATCGGGAGAATGACACGATCGCGTCTTCATACCGGTTGTTTTCGAGACATTCTTTCCCATGGTAAAACAGGTACCGAGGATACTCAGATAGAGCATCATCGAGGATCCGCAGGTTCCGGCCCGGGTCCACAACCGTTGATCCTCTGCGATGATTGATAATAATAGGTATATCTACAATTGTCGGCTGAGTCCCTGCCGTGAATTTTAAGTATTCGTGAACTTTGTATACATATCTGGCAGTTTTCCGGTTGTAAAGTCGGATCGACTGAACTTCACTTGTTGGTGATGTTGAGACAACGAACCGGACCCCGTCACCCTGGTTGACTGCATCCCGCAACACTGATTCCTTACCAGGTTCGATCTCGTCGTCGGCATCTACCACCAGGATCAGATCGTGTTTTGCTTTTCGTGCGACTAGGTTTCTGGCTGCCGAAAAGTCCTCTATCCAGTCATAATCAAACACATTTTTTGAGTACCTACGAGCGATTGTCCGGGATGAGTCAGTAGTCCGGGAATCAATACCAATTACGATCTCCTGCACGTATGGTTTGACTGATGCAAGCGCTTTCTCCAGTGTTTCCGCCCCGTCACGGACAATCATACATGCTGAGATTGAAGTCATCAGATCACCGTCACATGGTCCCAGTCTGCAACGATGGTTGCGGTTTTTGGATCTCTCTCAGTATGGCCCTCCAATGGCACCCGGATATGGACTCGGTCCCGGTTTGTATGGATCATTTCCCCTGTGACCCCTTCCGGCCACAGTTTGTATAGTGGGGAGTTTGCCAGAGGTTGATAAAACATCCTCATGATATCGCACCCCCTTTCATGAGGTACAAAACCACGGCAACAAGTGCGGCAACGAGAACCGCCTGTCCTACGTTCCATACCCGATCCTCCCACCGTGACTGTCCTTCTCTCCGGTGAGATTCTTCTTTCAGGTACTCGATAGAAGCCGTATGTTGGAGTATCTGATCTTTGTAGATACACACGTATGGGGCACGAACAAACTCCTGAAATTGGCGGCTTTGCTCGTCTAGTCGCAAAGTAAGATCCTGAAATGTGGAGGAGAGGTTGATCATACTCTCTTCAGTCCGTGCCTGTGATATCCGGATCGCGGTTAGTATCTCCTGGCTGGTGCATTTGTGGGTAACGTCTGCCAGATCCTCTAGGTTCTCTATAATTACAGCCGTAGGTTCTGCCATGATGTGTATACACCCTGTCCGGGATGCGAACCCGGTTACGCTTCAGAGTGCCGGTATGCGGATGTTGGGAACAGTATACGTTGGTTAGTATGAAGAAACTCGGAATAATATGCGGTGTTACAGGCTTGAGATCAGGCTGTTGCATACCGGGTATCCTTCTCGTCTGGTCTGACCCTGACGGGAAGCAACGACGGCTCCTGTTTACAGGCCCGTTCTTCAGCGTCGCACTAGGGGTGAATGCGAGCGCCTACGTGTTCGACTGGCTATTCCCCGGCAGCATACTCATCATCATCCTTTCTCTCTGCCGGAAACCTCATCCCGGTTGTGACCCGGATACACAAAAATGAGGTGTTTTAGTCCCCGTCCTTTTCCTGGTTGTATACAGGGGTTTCCAGTTCGTCACCGGTGACCGTCAGGTAAAACTCTTTGCTTTCTCCGTACTTGAGAAACTGCTCGTTTTCGATCACTCCTGCATCGAAGACCAGAGTGAACGTGACTGGTTTTTCAACTCCGGTGAGCAGTCTCATGGGGAAGTCAAACGGTAATACGGGATATCCGGTCTTTGGTGGCTGAACGGTGTTTGTCTGTATCCATCGTTCGTTGTCTTTGATACAGACAGTTTTTTCGTTCACCCGCAGCCCCATGCCGTTTGGTATAGTGCTGTCGTTGTCTTCGATAGCCACAAAGAGCTGGCCGGTTGACTGCCCTGCAAGTTCTGCAGTTGTTATACTGATACTCTCTGCAGGATTTAGTCGGGCTTCTTGTGTGGTTTTCCCTATCCCAACAACTCTGAAGTTTGCCATTATTCTCCACCTTCAACTTTTTGTATGAAGTTGCGGTATATCGCTCTTCCAACCTGCTCCACGGCAGCGATGATAAATCCGTATGCTATGAGCTGGGTTTCAAGACCTACCTGAGTAAGTTCCAACCCGGAAAGAACGGATATGATGCCGATGACAATACCGACAGTGACAGTAGATCCCAGTTCCCAGACGTTGTACTGCGGGGTTGGTTTGGTTGGGTCAATGACTTTACGGCAGTACCAGAGCAGCGAGTATAAAACCGCCGCACCTACTGCGGTGATAATAGGTTCTGTTTGTTCGATCATGTGTTACGCCTCCTCCGTGGCATTTGCCACTTCACCGGCAGCGGTCTGGTTTATTTCTTCAGTGATATGGGTCTGATTTGCAGGGGTCAGGCCGAACGGATCCGAGAAGTCTGCCAGGTTCACCGTATAATCTATTTTTGCGGATATTCCCCCGGTCAGGTTGCTTGATGCAAACTGGTGTCTTCGGTTCTCATCGATATGCTGAAGGGTTGCAGAATCCTTGTCATGTCCGAGCTCAGTTCCAGTCACAAAATCGGCGTGATACATTCCCTGTCCCTTGAACTGGCTGGAAAGGGCATAGATATCAGGGTCAGTCAGTTTGTCAGATATGTACACCCCGTTCGGTCCTTGTGCTCCGGTCATCCCAACGGCCTGCACATGGTCAGGGATAGAACCGGTGATGGTATCTGTTCCGGTATACACTACGTCAGAAGCGGTGCAGGCGAGTTCTGATTCGTTCGGAGTCATTGAGTTGACGGCTAACGTATCCCATACCGCACCGCCGCCAGTATACGAGATTTGAGATACAGATTTGTACTCCGAACCCAGAGATGATGAGAGATCCATCTCAGATATCCCGGGTCCGGTAACATATTGTGATGCAGCGGTTACCTGCTGAAACAATCCGGCATTCGGGCCCCATACTGATTTTAGGTTTGTGCCGTCAGTATTTTCTATATCTATATTGGAATGAATGCCGCCGGTTGCATAGATGTATTCTGAGGCTGTCCAATCAGCAGAGAGAGCTGGGATAAACAAAAAAAAGAGAATTATGATCTGAATAAAATTCATGTTACTTTCCAAAAGGGCAGTATTTTGAGGCTTTTATTCGGGTTACTGCGTTAGAAACTTTTTTTCTGAGTGAAAGTTTTTTGGCAGTGGATTCTTCTGCAAACACATCACGCGGAGGAGTACCCTCACTGTCAGTCATTGCGTGAGTATATGAGAGCTAAAACAAGAAAAGGTAAAGTATAGACGTATTTAGGTGTTGCATTACGTAGTTAGGTGCTGATAGGTGATAACCCGCGTTTAAAATCCTGCATCAGTTTAAGGCACCATTTGCAGGTATCGGGGTCTGATTCGTCCCAGGTCTGACCTGACCGGGTCGGTGATGTGACTCTTCCACATAATGAGGTTTTTCCATCAGGATAAAAATGAACAACTTTTGAACGTTTTGATCGTCCCCATACCCCTGTCATCGCTTCACCTCGCATGGATACGCCGGATACGGGCACGGAAACCCACGCAACAGATACGAGCAGACGGCCCGGCCATGGTGGATGAACTCGTTGAGGCAGCGGGGGATCATGGTTTCACCTGTTCGCTCAACGGCTGGTACAGTCCGAGAGATTCATACTCAAAAACGTAGTCCGGCCATTTTCTTTGAGCATAGAGACACATCTCCCGGGCGACTGTCTGAGCGTCTTCCTCTACCGGTGCACGTTTACCGGCTTTTTTAGCCCGGAACCGGATATGCCCGGTGACGTTCCAATTGCTCATGAGGTTATGCCCATGAGGAGGTTTCGTTTTTGTTCTTCTATCCTCTTGAGTTCATCAAGTTTTGGAGTGATTACCGTGTCAGCATAGTACCGGACTCCTATCATCACAACGTCACCCAGCGGGATTTTCATGATGTCGGCCACCTGTTTCAGGGTATTGTACTTCTCATGGTCTTCAGGGGTCCGGATATATACCGTGCCTTCCTTCCACCCGTCCGGGTGTGCCGCTTTCTTGCTTTTTGCTGATTCTTTGGAAACCTCTTTGTTGACATCAACAATATGGGCTGGTTGTTTCACTTCCGGAGTTGGCGGGTCAGGGGCTTCCAGCGTGACAAGCCGGGGAGTTGGTTCAGGCTGAGATCCTTTCTTTCTCCTCCGGAGTGATATCATTCCTGCTTCAGTGAGAACCCATTCCCCATCAGGGAGTTTTTGTGCTTCAGCAATTCCTCCACTGATGTACGAGCGGATTGTTCCCTCGGTATATCCAGTCTCTTCTGCTGCTTCCTTCAGTTGATAGTAGGTTTTTCCTTCGACTTGCATCATGGTTTATCTCCTTGTTGCTCGGGGTTTCCGTATGGCGGGCATCACTACGATCTCGATATTTTTTCCAGGGTAGAAAAGATCAAACCATTTCCACTTGTGCTTAAATACCGGATCCATATGCCGTTTCGTCCCTTTTACATCCTCGATCACTTCCCTGCCATCCGGATAGATGACTTTAAAGTCAGCGACATATTCCATGCCCTGAACTACTTTTGTCTTTTTCCCGCATTTGTGGCACAGAACGACTGACTTTTTCTCTGTGTTGGGGATATGTTCCTGGTTGTGACCACAGGACCGGCATTTCCGGAACGCCTGCATGAGAGGGTATCGTGGCTGAAGTTCAAAGTCCCGGATGATACCGGCTCTCTGCATCTGTTTCAGCTCCAGATATCGCCTGCCTTCAGCTTCAGACGCAAAAGTGGTGCCGTCAATGATGCAGGGCTTATGAGGCTGCTGATGGCCCATTTATTCCCCCCTCTGTCGCACTACTTTCTCAATAGTAGGGAATATCGGTTCATTATGGCTCATCAGAACGCAGTGTTCGGGATACGTGAGAGTTTTATCTTCCATCCCGTGATAAGCAGGATCGCCTTCCACGAGGTTTGTTTTCTCCGGACGCCATGCCATACATAATTCTTTCAGACAATAAACGGTATGAAATTCAGTTATTATCGGTTTATATCCTTCATAATCCACATGTTCCCTGATTCCAGCAATAACATGCCTACTCATGAATGGGCAAATTTTATCATTCATCTCCTCACCGCCTGCACTATCCGGTACGGGTCAGTGCGGTTTTTTGGTGGCAGGATATGGATATCGTCCCATTTCCCGGACGACTGGAGTAATAGGGCGTGTTTCATGGCTTCGAAAATATTCGTGCATCGCCACATTTCAACCTCTGCCGGCACCGGTTTCGGAGGGGGGAAAAGAAGGGACTGGGTCACGGTTTCACCCGAGTAAATACCGGGGGATATTCATACCACTTGTCTTCGATAGGCACCCATTCATCGTCGTATAGCGCTTCCATCTGCCCCGTCCCTGCCGATTGTGGGATTATCTGCTGGATATAGTTTGTATTCAGATAGCAGTGTCCTTCAGGAGCATAAACCCATGCCATCAATCCTTGGCCTCCTGATCTATTTCTCTGTCTATGCGTCTTGATTCGTTCCAACGTAGCCGTGATTCGTTGCATTGACAATACATACAGATATCTATGTGCTGGTAACATTCTTTTGCAGAGCACGTATATTCAAAATGTTTTGAATCGGAGTAATTGTGTTTCCCAAAAGGACAATGAATCGATATCCGTTTAATCTCAAATATATACACTAATTTCCTCCTTTTTCAATCCGACTAGAATGTCTAATTCCTCGCAACTCATCCCACTCACCCCCCCGGCCTGCATTTCCACAGGTGGTATGGCGGTCATTCCTCACCCTGGACAATGATAATCCTGACCGGGCCATATATTGGTGATGCCAATGGGTACCCACACGATTCCCCGGTATGAAGTGACAAAGATGAAACCCCTTTCCTGCTGCATAGTTCGGTAACTAGATCTGCGGTTGGAATTCGTTTTAAGAGGTTATCAGACGATACTTTTCTAAATGCGTTTTTTAAGCATGTATCAATGAGTTTGTCAGTCATTGTTTTGACCACCACCGATCCATTTGACGATTAATCTCATCTCTGGTTTTTGCCAATACATGAACTAAATGATCATAATCTCGCAATGACAATTCAGAATCCCCAATTGCCATCTCAATACGCCACAAATCCTCTTTTAATTGGTTTACAACTCTGAAAAATTGTTTTCTGGTATCAGAATCAGACATCCCCGGCCTCCTGCTTTTCACCGCACCCACTATCCATAGGTTTCACTCATTACACGATCCTCTCTATCCAAATTTCTGGTCTGTGTCCCTGGTCTAACGCTTCTTCTATCGCCTGTTCAATTTGTGGGTCATTGATATCAACGTAAAACCGCTTCCCCATGAACAGAGTTTGTCTAAACTGTCCGGGTTTATCGAACGGGATAACGGGGGGGATAGTTCCGTTCACCATTGCCCGAACTCTCATGCAGACCTCCATACCTGGTATGTAAGCGGTTTTTTCGGCAGAGGGATCTGAAACAGGTGCAGGCAGTTGAGGCAATAATAATGTTGTTTCGGGGCTTTCAGCATCCACGAGTGCCCGATATGTACCACATCACCCAGTTTACACAGGGGACATGAGAGATCAGGGTCGACCAATCCCCCTTTCACCGGCTGATGTGATCGGGGGGTCATTTCATCCATCCCTGTAATTTGATATGTTGCCTGCCTTCGCTGGTGAGGGTGTATAGGTTCTGATGCCGTTTGATGAACGACGCTTTGACCAGAGATCCGATCCGGTTCCTGTGCGGCATCAGAATATCTTCCTTTCCAAACGGCAGGTATGGGGATGACTGCCAGATCTGAAGCAATGCGCCCTTCGTGCTGTCGCTATATGCTCTTCGGCTCATTCCACATCCTCCTGGTGAAGTGAGAGAACCCATTCTAGTGTTTCTGTGATAACTCTGGTTTCGTTGTTTGCTGGGCGAGAACCTGGAGCAATCTTAGCTATTAGTTCTTTTTTCAGCCATTCCGGGATGGGTTCAGCCCGTTTGTTCCATGCGGTGATTGGATCGCCTGACATCTGAGAGCAAGCATTACAATTTCTACACTCAACATAACTGCCCATATCATCACAATTTACCAATATGATATCAATCGACTCACAAAATGGGCACGGTTTCAGGGCATCGGTCATGATATCCCCCGCAGGGATCCAAAGAGATCCGCAAGATCCCGGTAGATATCAGACTCAACGGCTGTCATAAGTGAGATATCTCCTGCTCCGTCATACGCGAGATCCCGGATGAGTTCCGCCCGGATCTCCCGGATCTCGTCCAAATTGTTGATAATACAGTCCGCTTCGATGTATTCTTCAGATTCTGGATGTGATGGGGCGGATCTCAATTGGTTCAACCGGGTTTCGGCTTTGGTAACCCAGGACTCTATCTGATTCGGGGGGAGGAGATGAGGGGAATCTTTCTGCTGCAGACGGATCGCACAGATCTCCTGGATGAGGTCAGTCCCCATAGTTGCATACCTCAGAGGCAGGGCAAAGATCAGGAATACAGGAATTACAGCCAAGGTTGAAATCAGGGCACAATTCGGTGACATACGCGAAGAAATGCAAATGGGCGATCTGGCCCGGATCAAATTTCCCAATATGAGTTATCCAGAACTCCTGAAAATCTCCGGGATAAGCAAACCCCTCAGCATCGTAGTACGCGTCCCGGACCGAATACAACAGACAGTGGTGGACGTGCACGATCCGGTATAACCGGTCCTTGACGACGAAGAGATCGCCCACTTCGCCTTTTTTGTTTTTCCGGGACGTGCAGCACTTCTTCCCGGCGAGGATCGCGTCTTCCATCTCCGGAGCAAACCGGAGAGTGATGAGGGTCATGCTGTCACCCCGGCGAGTTCCTGCATATAGCCCGAAGTAAGCGCTTCAGCCATTTTCGGACATACGGCGTTCCCTATCTGCCTGACAATCTCCCCCCTGTTCCCGGTGAAAATGTAATCCCGGGGGAAACTCTGTGCAGATGCAAGCTCATGAGGCTTCAGCATCCGGAAACCAAGGCGGACGTTTTCAGGAGTGATGAGGGCAGTTGACAGCGGGCCGGTTGTTGGCCGCACTTCTCCGCATGAGTGTTGCGGGATAAAGAGCGGTTCGATCAGACAGGCCTCTTCCTTGGTGACTACAGTAGCCAGTGGTTCGTCAACGCTTCTCACCCTGCCTTTGCTGCTCGTTTGTCCGATGCACATCACGAGCGGTTGCACGAGGCCGTACCGATCCGAGGTATCCAGCACTGGCAGGGAATTGCCTACCGTATGGACCCGGTTCTCTCCTCCATTATACCGCACCAGGAACGGCCTGGCATACTCCCCCCAGTACTTCTCGATGCCCCGGAGGATCCGCTTCATCGTGTTCATGGCAAGGGGCCGGTTTCGCTCGTCGATGATCTGTGTCGGGAGCGACCAGTCGATGATATCCCGGGCTGGAACCCATGGGGGCAGATCTCCAGTAAGAAGGCGGTTCGGACCTGGTTGGATGTGCGTTACTTCCGGCCAGAGGATTGATTTTCCGCTCCCGGTTCTGGCGGCCTGGATAAACAACCGTCGGCGGGTTGTTGGTGCACCGTAATCGGCAGCATTCAGGATTTTCCAATCAATATCATAACCTAATCCCTGGATCATGGTGATATAGGCCCGGAATGTTTCTCCCTTAACTTGCTGGATCGGGCGGTGCGTTTCAGGATCCAGCGGGCCCCATGACTGGAACTCAGGCACATTCTCAATGATAACCCGGTCCACGGTCAGTTTATCAAGCCAGTCCAGTACAGTGAAAGGAGTTACCCTGCTCTGATCCTCACGTGGTTTTCCCCCACGGGCATTTGAAAAATGAGTACATGCAGGGGAAGCCCACAGAAGGGCGATCTTACGGTCTGGGACTACATCGGAGGGATTGATATCACTCACTGACCGGCAGATGTGTTCCGCATCCGGGAAGTTGGCCTGATGCGTCTCAATAGCCCGCTCCCAATGGTTGATCGCGAACATTTCAATTTCAATACCGGCTTTTTCGACAGCCCAGTTTATCCCCTGACTTTCACCGCCGCTGCCACAGAACATATCCACGATTACCGGCCTGTTTTCAACTTCAGTCATACTTCACCACATCCGCAATGGGTCGGATTTTTCTTCGCAACCATGAACAACCCACATTTCACCCGGGATGAAAACACCGTCCCGGTCCATTCCCCTGCATCGTTTGGAAACGGCCCGATTGCCCCTAATCCATACCGGCCAAAATAAATAATGAATTTTTGGGTGGCAATTCCGTACCTGAAAAATTTCATGCGGTCGCCTCCTGCCGGTTGCAGTCATACCATGTGGGCATGACTTTCTCAAACACTTTGGCCCATTTCAGCTCCTGGTTCCACACGTCAACGAACAGGTTCTGCCAGATCCGGTACTCCAGGTTGTTTGTCTCGATCAGGATCAAGTCTGTGTGGCCCGGTCGGTGATATGCCCGGATCGTTCCTACCTGCCTCTTTTTGTGCAGGATCGGTTTTTGTGTCCCGGTCAGGATACGGGGGATATCTACTCCGCGAATAATGGCACGGTTGCCGTCGATAGTTAGATACAGGTTATCGTCATCCGGCAGTTTCCGGAGGAACCCGGCTTCCCGGATCATCGTTCTGCTCCCTGGTGAGGATCCCACTCGATAGAGTAGGTTACCGATTCAGTGTGTTTGCAGATCTTCTCAACCTGATCAGAAGTCAGCACCTTCGAAGCTTCTGCCTTGCTCGGTCTGAACTTTGTTTGCCCGATCTTTCTCCAGAGTTCTTCAAACTCTGCAGGGTATTTTTCAGCAAATGCTTCAGTATCCAGGCTGTCCCGCTTGGTGACCTTTTTCTTGATACTGAACGGCCCGTCCTGTAACACCCCGGCGTTGACGTGCTCCTCAATGATAAATTGTTTCCGATCTTCCCGATCTTTGATCTCTTTCTGCAAGGAGCAGATCTCGATATCGAGCTCAAACGCCTGCTGCAGCCGGGTTGTCAACCGTGGGATCTCACTTGCCGGGATAAAAGAGGTTTGAGTCATGCAACGATCACCTCACGCTGCTGTGCGGTCTCGGCTATCCGGAACTGTTCTTCAGTTTCATAACTGATCTCAACATCACTGAGACCCAAAATGGTAGGAGTCCCAACATCGTTTTTTATTTGCAGTCGTTTTGCGAGATACTCTAACAAACTCTCATGGAAAATATAATCGAACCAGTTATCCAGATCTTTCGGTGTTATGTCAGCAGGTAATTTCTCACCATAATAAACTGCAATCTCTTGCAGGTCAATTTCAAATTCAACCGTGGCCTTTACCCGGACCTCTTTTGGTTCGGTCCACTCCTCGCAACATACCACCGTGGAGGCAGCGGCACACTCCGGACCTCTTTGTGTACCCCCAAAAAAGCAGGTCTGGCAGGACTTTGCTGGTTGCATCATGCGGACACCGCCATGAATTCAGATATTCCTCTCTGACTGTTAGAGCACTTTCTCGCAATTGATCCTGTAACAAAAATACCAATCCTTGAACAGAAAGCTGAGGAGATCTTACGTAGATCTGACGAGTTGGAATTAAGGATTCGAAAACTTGAGAAAAAATAATTCATTCCGCCACCTTCCGTTCCCAGTAGGTGTTCAGGCCCGGTTCGCACCTGCGGTCAAGACAGACGGTTACATTTTTCTGCACTGTCCCATCTGGATGATGCAGATTCCCGCTCCGAAGATTTCTACAAGTCTCGCACGACATTCCGGCAGGGGGTATCATCATTTGATCCCCCTGATGGCTGGCTCGTTCTCTGGAGTGTCCCTCTGGGTTCGCTCCAGGATGCTCACAACGACACACCTTCGCCCTTCCCAATCGCGGGGGCATGAAACTATGGCTGAGTTTCCTCCCGCTCTGGCGAGGCGTTGTGTGTCGTTACCGGCGATCTCAAATGAGTCGCCAGGAAATGCGCGGGAGAAGTGTTCTCCCTTGTCTGTTTCGATGGTTACGGTTATCATCATCTCCTCAAAAATTCTTTCCATCATATACTCGGGCCATCCATTCTCCGTCTGCGCATTCGTTGATGATAATTTTTTCTTTGGCCATCTTCTCTCACCTTGTGTATACATAGTATATGCGTCATAAGTATTTAATGGTTATTGTGTGCAGGCTGGAAAGAAACAACGGCCAATTTAATTCGTCAATTCGTATACATTCAAAATTTAATTTTGTACACGATATATGTCGAATATACAAGGTTAAATTTTAAAAATAAGTAATATTATAGTATATATAGTATATATTATATTATATTGTATACATACTACACTCTTTTTTTTCTATACTTACTATAATGATCATCTTCACGATCTCAAAATATTATTTTCTTTTAGGGAAGTGTACCCTAATTAATTCCAAGCCCATATCTTACCCGGATTGACAATCGGGGGAAGTATATTTGACATATATCGGGTACAACAGAATTAAGTTGTGTACACAATTAATAAAAAAAGTTAATTGGCATCTTCTTCAGGAAGATATTTGTTAAGTGCATATGCTATACGGCGTCGACCTCGCTGAGATGGAGACGGTAAAATACCAACACCATAATCCGATACAACTGCATCTATGACGCTTGCCCTCATCCTGGTTTCAAGTCCTTCATATTTTCTGCATCGTTTTGATATCTCAGATAGTGTCAACCCATCTTTTCCAGCGGCCTCAATAGCAGCAAACACACTCTTCTTTGTTGCTTCGAAATTAGTGTCGCTAACATTTCCACCAACAATCTTTATCATACGCTCACTGTAAAACTTCACATATGCAATTGCCCAAGATACATGCTCAGCTTTGATAATGTACGCACCACATGACACTGCAACAATCAGAGATAGTCGTTGAACATTCTCCCGGCACCTTCCCCACATGACATCAAGCCCGCTATGTTCGTTTGCATCTTGATATTTTTGGTATTCTTCCTCATATGCCTCAAGGAGATCATAAGCGCCTTCTGAAAACGGAACGGTGATTGGAGTTGGATAAAACTGCGGTCCATACACATTATCCAAATCCCCTTCTCCTCCATGAGCTCTGGCATTCTCATAACACCACGATATCAATCTATCAGATATACGCTGATCCTGAAGGTTCCTCCTCCTACTAACCTGGCGGCCATATATACTATCAACTGTTACAAATCGCGGGAAGAATCCGTTCGATATATAACTACTACTCATGCTGTCATATAGCGTGGATGGGGTAGTAATTCCCAGAATGGTTATAGCAGGTCTATGAATATCAAGACAAACATCCTCATCCTGATCCCTACGCCGTTTCGATTTACGGATATTTGATATATCTGAGTATCCAGGAGGAGAGTAAATTCCAGTCTGTCTGCCATAAACCTGAAGCATCCCGGTGATTGCATCCATCTGATTAGAGTTTCCAGACTTGTTTGTACTCTCCAATAACCTGCCAAACTCATCAATAATTGCGATATGGTTTGGTTGTTTAAAAAGTGCACTCGCAATACCGCCAGCGCTTGTATATCCAGGCGGGCCAATTAGTTTTCCGTTATCTGACGCATGAAGAACTCTCTCAATCACCGTCTTGATATGTTCCTTCCCGGCTGAAGATTTTGCGACTACCGCAAGATACATACTGCTCCCGTTATCTTCGTTTGTAAACCATCTTCTTCCAAGTATCACTGCCCCTATAGCAATAGCCGTCTGAACCGCTATCTGAGGTTGGGGTTTTGCAGCCGTTGCATTATAATAACTCACAACGTCCTGAAGAACTCCAGGGATTGATAATACATAGTCTGGGAGAGTGTCTGTAGTAACTATAGGGGTTTGTTTCTCCCGAATTATATTTAGCAACCCGGACAAATCAACGCATTTTAATTCGTCGTCTTTCTTTTTGAAATGTTCTTCTTTTTGCTTTGTTTCATATTCAATCAATTTATCAGCAAGATACTGCCCTTCCCCCCCATGTCTGATAATATCAAGAAGTTTTGTATATGTTGCCTGGTCGTCAAGAGCGCCTTTCTTAGCTTCTGAACAAGATATAACACCGTGTTTAACGGCTAAAAGCATCGTAGCATCTCCACCAGAGTTACATCTGAAACAACACCATACGCCATTTGTCGGGTTAATACAATAGTTGTCTCCTTTGTTTCCACGGGACGACCCATGAAACGGATGAACCCCCTGGAGCTCGAGACCGTGCTGCCGAATATTTCCGTTCGGATACCCGATATCTTCCACCCGCAACCCTAACACGTCACCAATTGGAAGGCGGGCACATGATGAAATGTGCCTCGGAATCTTTGGAGGTTCTACCGGGGTTGTTTCATCAGGAATAGAAACATAGTTGGAAATATGCTGCATAATAAGAGATGCAGGTATCCAAGTAAGAGGGAAATTTCGGACTATTACATACCTCCCTCCATTCGGATGAATACAATTTGGCCCGACTGTCTGAAATTTCATTCCAGGAGTAAGTATGTGCCCTATATGCCCAGCTGGAGAATCTAATATAAACTTCTCATTATCAGGAAGATACGATTTAAATAAAAAATGATACCCGCGACCCGTTTTAATAGTCAGGGTATTATCAAAAAGAGATATAAGGGACGGATCATAAAGTGTATCGTCACAATCAAAAATGCAGATATTTCCCCCAACTGCATGATATCCGTAATTATGTCCTTTTTTTACCCATTCGAGAAGCGCTTTATCGTTTGCAAATCTTCCTCCCGTTCCTCTTGTCCATCCAGAATCTTTCGGGCGTTTTCGTTCTTCTGGGTCGTGTTCTCCAGTTTTTAGCCGTATATATCGTATATCGTCCCCAAGTTCAATCAGCTCTTTTGGTATAACAATTGGGGCATTCATTCATGCTCCAGACTCACCAAACTCAATAAACGGGTCTTTGATTGGAGAAAATCTTCATACATGCTTACACTTCCTCACCTGATGCCATCCAAACTCATGGAGCACCCAAACCAGAATCTCCGCCCATGACGGCATCCCGCCTACGATCTTATCGTCGATGTAACAATCGGCGCTGATCTTCCGGCAATCGGTTCTATACTCAACGATCCTCTCCTGACAGTTCTCACCCACGTGACAGTATTTTACCCCGTGAGCGTCAAGCCATGCAATCATCTCATCCTGCCGTTCCCGCGCCCGGCACGAATTGATAATGATGCAATGGTTCAGACCATAGAGATAGTTAATCGTCTGGATTGCGCCTGGTATTTCAGGCCCTATTTCGGGGTACGACTCTTCAGTGATGCACCCATCGAAGTCAATTGATAAGATCATCTATTCTCCTCCAGGTAATCTGATACGGCCTTAACAACCTCATAAGAGGCCCCGAATTCAGGGTATTTTGATAATCTCCATACAGTAGGATGCCCGACACCGCACGCCTCAGCAACCTTTCTTAGGTTCCTGTCTTTTAGCTTCTCAGCTATCTCTTCTGCCGTAAGCATAACAATATATTTCTCTTCTATAGTATTTAATTTCTATTATGAAATACCTTTATATACTCATGAATCCTATCTGTATTCATGCAAGGAACGGCTGCGATGGTTCGACTCCATCCCCTTGCTATCAAACCGGGCCTTACCGGCGTGCTTCGACTAACAACCAAAACAACCAACCGAACAAAACAAGGTAAAACAATGAGAGAATACAAAGAGTTACCCATCGCCCGTATCGCGGGAGTATGGGGAGCAGAAGAGCCAGTCGAAGGATCACTATATCTGAAACTGGAAACGCAGAAAGAGATCGAAGAATACGAACGCGGGAAAGCATCGGATGAAGCAATCGAAGCAGGAAAAGTTCTGTTAGTTGCAGGACTCTCAATCGTCGATCACGCCGGGACAAAGATCAAAAAAGGAAACATTCTTTCGTTTAAACGAGACACCACGCTTAACGGAGCAGTGTTTCTTAATCTGAACCGCGGAATTGCCCCGCAGGTGTATCTCTGCCGGAACAACAAGACAAACGGTATTTTTGTTAAGGAGTGAGATCCCCCATGATCTCACTAAAAGACATCCAACGGGCTTCCATCAAGCCCCCCCGGATCATCGTCTACGGAGACGCCGGGATTGGGAAAACCACTTTTGCGGCGGGCGCTCCGGCGCCGGTCGTTATCCTGACGGAAGACGGGCTGGGAGTTCTTGACGTGCCTAACTTCCCCCTGGCAACCTCTCTTGATGACGTGCTGGAGGCACTCCAGAGCCTGGCTGAAGAGGAACACGATTTTAAAACCGTAGTAGTAGATAGTCTTGACTGGCTGGAGCCGCTGATCTGGAACGCCACCTGTAAGAGGCTGGGAGTCTCAAGCATAGAGGCTCCTGGCTACGGAAAAGGCTATGTCGAAGCATCGACCGAATGGCGGAAGTTCTTTTCTTACGTCACAGCACTCCGCGACGAAAAGGGAATGATAATCATCATGACAGCTCACAGTGTCATCATGCACGTTGAAGACCCGATTCACCCGGCGTATGATATGCACGACATGAAACTGCACAAACGCGGTGCAGCCATTGCAGAGGAGTATAGCGACATCATCGGGTTCTGTTCTCTGAAGACTCTGCTCACGTCAGAGGATGCAGGGTTCGGAGGCAAGAGGACCCGGGCGATAAGCACCGGGGAACGGATTATCAATCTGTCAGCGAACCCGTCTTACAACGCCAAGAACCGTTACGGCATGCCGGAAACTCTCCCGCTCGTATGGAGTGAATTCGAGCAACATATACCATCAGGAGCAAACTAACATGGCCCTAATCGACTTCGACGCAAGCACCGTAGAACCCCAGAGCGACTTCGCACCTCTCCCTACCGGAGAATACACCGTCATCATTACCCAGAGCGAGATGAAAGACACCAAGACTGGGAGCGGGAAATACCTTCAGCTCACGTATCAGGTTGTGGATGGAGACCACAAGAACCGGATGATATTTGACCGTTTAAACTTAATTAACGCCAACGAAACCGCAGTTCAGATCGCACAGAAAGCCCTCTCTGGGATCTGCCGGGCAGTGGGAGTCATGCACCCCAAACAGAGCGAAGAACTCCACGATAAGCCGTTCGTGGTGAAAGTAGGTATCAGGCCGGCCCAGGGAGAATTCTCTGAGAGTAATACAGTTAAGGGATACGCCCCTATCTCATCCTCTTCAGCACCGGTGAAGACCGGGAAGAAGCCTTGGGAGCAGTGAGATGGGAAAAACCCGGCTATCGTGTTCCACGATTTACTGTGAGTTTTTCGACTGCCAGCAGGCAGAGTGCTCATTCAAAAACATTGTTCTCATCGGAGGACAATGCACGCGGTTTAATGATATTGGCGAAGGAGACAGGGACGATGGTCTTACTCCCTAACCATCAATCCCTCACCGTTGAAGCCATCTATTCTACCTACACAAACGCCCCGCCCCGCAAACATCTGGGAGCGAGTCAGATAGGGGAGCCCTGCGAGCGTAAACTCTGGTATTCGTCCCGATGGTGCAAATACCCGGACTTCGAACCCAGGATGTTGCGCCTCTTTGAGAGCGGGCACCGGGAAGAGAGCCGGGTGATCGCTAACCTCCGGGCCGCGGGCATGAACGTATGGGACAGAGACGAGACGGGAGCTCAGCTCAAGTTTGACATGTTTTCGAGCCACTTCTCCGGGAGCGTGGATGGAATCATCGGCAACGTCCCTGAAGCACCCAAGACGCTGCACATTTTAGAAATCAAGACCGCTAACGAAAAATCTTTCAAAACCCTGGTTAAGAACGGAGTTGAGAAAAGTAAACCGGTTCACTTCGCACAGATGCAAACCTACATGGGCGCTTTTTGTCTGACACGGGCGCTATACGTCTGTGTCAACAAAAACTCTGATGAAATCTTTGTTTCCCGGCACCACTTCGATAAAGCATCATACGGTTTATTGATTAGCAAGGCTCACCGGATCGTGTTCTCCGATGAACCTCCGGAGAAATCAGACGGGTTCACCTGCCGATGGTGTGAGTACCAGGGTATCTGCGAAAAGAAAGAACTCCCTGACATAACCTGTCGCACCTGTGCCCATACCACGCCGGAACCTGACGGCACCTGGTCATGTGCCAGGGGTAAAGAGTGGCCGTGTGAGGAGCATATCTTCAACCCGTGCTTTGTGGACTCGGAACCTGTAGATGCAGATGTGACTGAAGGCTGGATCCTTTACGCAGACGGGCGCCGCAACGGGCCTGGATATTTGAGGAGCGAGGAGATGAGTAAACAATGATCTCCCCAGAAGAAGAGACTGAAATCCGGGCCGCGATGACTCGCGTTCCAGTCGGGTCACGCCAACGGATCTGGTCTGAGATCTGGAACAACCCTGCAAAATACCCGATGTGTAACAAGAAAAGCCCGTGCCGGGTGCTACACATGATCTCAGCGGTAATGAGGAGGGAGAGAGGAAGATTATGAGCGCAACATATTATAATTTACCTGAAAATACTCATTCGTGTAGGAAATGTGTCTATTTACGCCGGATTGCATATCCTAACGACGAACAAATGGATATCCGGTTTGAATGCGGCGCAACAATGGGGCATATGGAAGTTAACGGATTTGCCGATGATCCTGCACCGTGGTTAGGGTGCCGCCTCTATATGAAGGACAATTGTATAGATAAAATTCATGTTGATTATAAATTCAATCCTCCGGCAATCGGGATTTTGTTTATGGATGGGACTCAAAAAATTATTTCACTAGAAGACTCCGGGAGGGTGTGAATGGCCAAATGGATTGTAGTTTCTGACATGATGATTAACTTAAACTTAATAAAAGAAGTCAGATTTGACTATGAAAACACATCGATTTGTTTTTATGGTTGGGGCGAGAAAACAATCCTAAAAATGAATGGCCCGCCGAGAAATACAAAGTATTCATTATCAGAAGCGGAATCCCACTTTAACTGGTTAAAATATGTAATTACTGATCCAAAATCAGATGATATGATAACAATACCAGAGCATTTTAAAGTTGTTATTTTAAAAGCGGTGAAGTAAATGGGGCACTTTGAGAAATGATCACCCTCCGCCCTTACCAACAGAATAAACTTTTTTAACTTGTAAATTAAATATTTACAAGTATGGAACAGAAAGAAGAAGTCACCATGATTAAGGTGACCAAGAAGACGCGGCAGCGTCTCCACGAACTGAAAGGGGCAGCGCAATCATATGATACACTCATCAACAGGATGATTGAGGTATGGGTGAGAGAACAATGATAGATTCGTCTGAATCAGTAAAAGAACTTTCGTTTGAAGACACTGAAATCCAGTTTAAGAACACTGGAGGAACATGGAGAATTTCGCTTCGGCATATTGCTGATTATTATGAGATTCAATTCGGGCACGCTGTATCTAAAATCACAAAAAATCAAGAATTATTCAGAGATTTGGGGCTGGATCATGTAACGCGATCCAGCGATGGAAAACTTCTTGATTATTATTTAAGCATCAGGGATTCTGTTTCTTTCTTAATGCTCTTAAATTATAAGAGATATCAGAATGAACGCAGAAAGAAACTAATCAGAATGAGAAATTGGCTCACTGACAACGCAGAGAAGATTCTTACTGGAGAATCAATTCAGCTCGTCGATCTTGGATCTCTCAAAGATGATCCTAAATCAATCCAGGGAGACAACGGATTAAGACGCGCTTTATTCGTCAAGAAAGTAAGGGAGGCGCATCCAACCGGCCCGAATACCAGAGTGAGACTTATAGACTTGGCACATAACGATCAGAACCTTGTTCGTGGCCCGCATGTTCCTTTTGAGGCAGGAGCACATAAGAAATACGATAAAGAACTTGCACTCAAGGATTCCGCTCAAAAAATGGTATCATTTGCTGCAATTGCCTGCGGGAAAATAGAGATTGGAGATATTAACCGGTTTGAAAAAGAAATATTCCGCGGGTTGCCTGAAAAATATATACCTGAATATCTACCAGGACTGATTGAATCAACCACCCAGACAAGACTATTAGAATGATCCTCAGACCGTATCAACAGGAGTGTATAGATAAACTATACACGTATTGGAAATATATCGGCAAAAGGCCTGTTGTGGTGGCCCCAATGGGTTCTGGGAAATCCGCCATCATTGCAGGTTTTTGTGATCAGACTTTAAAACAATGGCCCGATACAAGAATACTAATCGTAACAGACTCAAAAGAGATTGTATCCCAGAACGAGAGCGAACTAAAACGGTATTGGCCGCAAGCACCAACAGGGATATACTCAGCAGGATTGAACCGGAGAGACACTACGGAACAAATCATTTTTGCCGGGGTTCAGTCGATCTACGATAAGATGTTTGATTTCTATCCTGCGTTCTCCGTAATCTGCATAGACGAGGCCCACGCTGTTTCCAGGGAATCAAGCACAATGTATGGAGAGCTCATTAAGTCGGCCATGCTTGCAAATCCAGGGTGCGGAATATGGGGAACTACTGGAACACCATATAGGTTAGATCAAGGTATAATATGGGAAGGGAAAGACGCAATATTTGACGGATGCGCCAATGAGATTAAAATTAAGCATCTCATTGATAATGGATTCTTGTGCCCCATCATATCAAAAGGAGGAGTTAAAAACATTGATCTGACGAACGTGCATACGGTGGCTGGAGAATACAACCAATCGGAATTAGCGCACGCGGCAGACGATCCTATTGTAATTAAAGAAGCAGTCGATGAAATAATCACGTATGGATCTAACCGGAAATCATGGATGATATTTTGCGCAGGAGTTCAGCACGCTCATAATGTCCTTGCAGAGATACAATCCCGTGGAATCTGTGCAGATATCGTCACCGGAGACATGCAGACAAAAGATAGGGATGAGGTAATAAGGAAATTCAAAGCAGGGGAAATCAGAGCAATTGTAAACGTCAACGTGCTCACCAAAGGGGTAAACGTCCCAGAATGTGATCTGGTTGTTTTACTGACAGCGACAAAATCAACTGCAAAATACGCTCAAATGGCAGGGAGAGGATTAAGAGTATTTCCAGGGAAAGAAAACTGCTTGCTTCTTGACATGGGAAACAATGTGGTTACTCACGGAGAACTCGATAATTTGAGACCTATTAAGACTGGTAACGGAGGAGCACCACCATTAAAGCAATGCCCCAGCTGCCAGTCTCTCATCTACGCCTCTCTGCGTGAATGCCCGCAGTGCGGGTATAAATACCCGGAACAAGAACCTCTCCCGACTCATGGGACAGTTGCGTTCTCTGGAGCCGTTCTTACAGACCAGATCGAACCGTATTGGGCTCATGTGAAGTTTGTCGAGTATTTCAGGCACAAGAAAGAGGGTAAACCGGACAGTTTGAAAATATCGTATATAACACACGGAGGTGAGAAATACAACCATTGGCTTGCCATCGATCACAGAGGATTCGCGGCGGCTCAAGCCCTCCGATGGTTGGAACAGATCCGGAGCGATGCCACGAGCGTTGATGAAGCGCTAGACGAATGCATGAAATGGCCGATACCTAGAAAGATCAAATGCAAACAGGACGGTAAGTTTGTGCGGATTATTGAGTGGGATTATACAAAAGAAGCAAAACAGGAGAGTTTGTATTATGACTGACGAGCACGCGCATCAAATTGGTTTCCTTGCGTGGTTCCGTGCCCGCTTCCCTGCCGTTCTGATAATGGCGATTCCGAACGGCGGGAAACGTGACATGATAACTGCAAAAAAACTCAAGGATGAGGGGGTTTTGCCAGGAGTGCCGGACTTGTTCATCCCGTCCTGGCACCTCTGGGTAGAAATTAAAAAGCCCGGTGGGAAACTGTCACCAGCACAAAAAGAGATTATTCCCCGGCTTGAGAGCGCCGGGTATACGGTAATTATCGGTTTTGGTGCCCGCGATGCGTCGGAAAAAATTCTTAATTTTTTATCCGAGTGACCCGGACCCGGTGACCTACCCAGTCACGGGGGGGATATACCCGGCCCGTGTTTCCCTGGGCCATAACAGTTTCTTCAAAATATTCCTGGCCCTGATCGTCAACCTGGATAGGGTTCTTACGGGGTCGGCCAATTGGTTTATCTTTTTTTGCCATTTTACTCTCTCATGCTGTCCCGGATGTATCGGAAATGTCGTTCTATTGCGTCCACTCCCCCTCTGATAACTACATGATCAACCGCTGCATCGGATTCGTAATGCTCTGCAATGGCCTGGAGTTCATCATCTGTTGTTTCAGAGGTCAGCTCCTCCACCGGGTTTTGGAACCAGTCGCCTGCATCCCATACACCTGCTGCACCATCGAGTTCATTGAAATATGTCCAGGGGTGTCTTTCAATATCGTTTTCAAGGTCTCTCAGTTTCTCTTCTGCCTCATCCGAGAACTGCCCTACCCAGTTGTGCCCGTTCCATACGGATTCAAATCCTTTTGATATCTCTTCAATATGTGGCATGATATCATCTATGCATGATTTGAGCGTTCTGGCATTCACGCTCCCGGGTAAATCAATCAGGGTTCGGAGTCCGTGCCATACATCGGCTGCGGTACTGCCATCACGGTATTTTGTGATAACATCAACAGTTTCCTCTTCCCAGTCAATTGACAGATAAATATCTGCCTGATTGTCGTTGTTGAATGGGTCAGTCTCAATCAGTTCAATGGGGGATTCGTATTGATCAATTTTATTTTCCATTTTTTTCACCTAAAACGGTTAGATGTAGATCCTCATCGCTTCCACGATTTTCAGGATATGCGTTTCGTCATACCCTCCCTTCTCTGCATACTTGTTGATGAGATCCCAGCATTGCTGAGTGGTCCATCCCTTTGCTATCATGACATTCATCGCCGTTCCCATCTTCTCCCAGTATACCTTGTTCTGCTGGGTTCTGCGGGTCACGGTTTCCCAGTATTTTTCTGTGTTTGTGTTTGTGTTCATCTCTCTCACCTGTTACAATACTATATTGGACTCACACGTATATATAATTATCCCAAGATCTCAGCAAAAAGTCTGGTCACGGATCCTGATCTCAAAGGATTGAACGTATTTTTCCAGGTTTTCCGGGTGCGAGCACCGGGAACGAGCTAAAAAGAGGGGTTACACATGGGGTGCGGCATCAGTAACTGGTTGAGTCAAAGCATACCCAGGATCCGTTTATCAACAGCTGCATCCCAGAGCAGTAAATAAGAAAGTACCCGTTATTCGCATAACTCGCAAACCGGAGCACCTGAATACTCGACAACTCCAAACTGCCCCCTTCAAAGTCATCAGAAGTGAACCCCACCTCGTACCATCCAAACCCATGAGGTACCATGGTTGATATTGAGTTGTTCAAGGCCACATATGCGATACCCTCCCCCGGATCCTGAACCTCGCAGTACAGATAGATCTTAAACCCGGTGATGGTAACCGGAGATGAAAGTGTTTTTTCCATCCCGTATGAAATTTCAGAGTATGGAGGCCAGTCAGGAGTTTTGTTGAACCCGGTGATCCCGGTACTCATTTTTGTGCAGCTCACATCGTTGTATTTTGTCAGGCACGGAGGAGACAAATGGTCTGTGGATCCCCCTTCGGGTGTGATCACCCATGCCCCATCAACATAGTTAAACTCGATCAGGTAATGGAGACCAAAACAGTTTGCCTGGTCTACCCCGTACTGAGTCCAACCGTCCCATGACCAGGCACAACAGGCACATACTGCCGGAGGCAACACCAGAGGTATTGCGACTTTCCCCCCGTCCTGTAACGGTATCACCACACACTGGTCGCCGGTTGCAAGAGCAGTAAGTTTGACTGCCGCTTTCCCCCCATCCTGGAGAGGAAACACAACACACTGATCGCCGGTTGCACCGGTAGCAATAGGAAGAGCTACTTTCCCCCCGCCCTGCAGGGGGACAACGACATCATACGAAGTCATGAGAGCCCAGTCACCGTTTCAGTCTCACCTGTCGTGTACTCGACCGTGACCGTCCCAGACCCTACCGCTGTAACTTCTGCCATCCGGGCGAGATAACTTTCAGCGACTTTTTTTGCTTCCTCGTATATCAGTTCTGACAAGTCCATAGTATCAACTCGTGAGGTTTTTCGTCGGATCCACAAGCGTTGCAGTCGTCTGCACCCCGGATGCAGATATAGATATCGTCATGTCTGATACCCGCCATGTTGACGTGGTATAGGAGATGTTCATATCGTAATAGAGCCCGGACAAGTTCACCAGGTTGAACAACCCGAACGGGATTCCTGCTATCACAAGAGTCGCTTTGTCCGTTGACGGAGAAGACGGGTCTGCAACCCGTTTGAACGATATCACTAGGTGGGTGGAGTCAGAGACTGATATTGTCGTCGTGAAGTCTGGGTCGGATAATAGGTTAGCCCAGGTGTCACAGACTGCAATGGCGCCCAGGTTTGCGAACTGTTGATAAAATAGACCCCCGCACCCTTTGGCAATACTTTTCACGGCATCTAACCGGTTCGAGTTGAGCGGGAACACAAAACAGTCAGACGGTAACGCCGTGGACCGAAGAGCAACCCCAGCATCGCTGATCGTCGTGTTCGCGAGCAACAACTCTATCGCATCACCGGCATATGTTCCGTCTTCGAATGACAATCTGGAGTCTGTAGCCAGGAGGTACGATTCGTCAGAACATTCGAGGGCGAGCGAGATCGCAGACCCTTTGTACTCCATGTTGTAGGTATGGATAACCCCCCGGAACAGATACGAGTTGTTCCAGGTGACCACCACTGATGCCTGAGCCTGTGCTTCTGCCAGGTGGTTTATCGGGGTGGAAAATGACGCTGAAGAAGTTACAGACGAGTACGATCGTTTCAAGGTGATGTCAGATACGATGTCTGCCAAATATTCGTCGATGTACACGTGCGCAATGGCCATTATCCAACCTGGATATCAAAGGTTATGGTGAGATCATCGTACTGAGATAACCATCGTTCTTCTGTAGCTACTTCAAGTATAGATTCTAACGACGCATTAGACAGAACAGCGAAAAATATTTGAAATTGCTCGTCTAGAGATGGATCATTATATCCAAGATGCAGAGTACAGGACGAAGATGTAGGGGTTGTTGTTCGGATTGTCACGCCTCCCCCAGATTTTTGCACTCGCGAAGAATTTTGAGCAGATATGTAATCGTAATCAATGCCCCCTGTTATACCCGATATATTATAGGCCCAGTTATCTACTGCATTACCCACATTTACCATTTATACAACCTCTACATATGCAGACTCATAAATTTTTACCGTGAACAACCAGTTTTTTCCAAATGGCGTGATATTCACCGGATCTTCCATGTACACGTTGTAAAACGTCCCTTCAGCACTAATATACAATACCCCGCTCCTGTAAGATGATATCACGTACTGTTTACCGGTGATACTTTTCCCGGTAGTAATCGGCCCGGCATATCGGATTACTTTGGTAACGTCAGCATATATGTCAGTTGAGCATTTTATCGCCCATGTTTTTGTTCCAAGAGAGTTTGAAAAATCCGTGATCTCTGGGTTAGGTAGGGCAATCCCGTTGTAATCTATCGGGCCCGGATGGGCAAAAGAGGTAAGATCAATATCCCCGGTCGCAGAACAGGATGAATAAGTGCGTTTTGTTGAGTCCGTATAAGTAAGAGTAAAAACGATATCAATATCTTCAGTTGCAGGGACTATACAAAGGTTTTCAATATCGTTCTCAGCGAAAACATATCTGCCTAGGAATCCATCTAACTCAGTGTATATTACAACCTCTCTTACAGGCCGTTCCGTTGTACTGATATTTGTGAACGTGTGGGAAAATGTAATTGTTGTTGTCCCAACAACACCAACCAGGGCAATATATGGTTCAAACCCGCCGTCTGCATATGAATGTTCACATCCAATATCTGATTCTGATACTGGAGTGTATCCATATCCAATTATCATTTTGAAGGTTGGAGATCCGGATATTTCCCCAGTTATTGCAGTAATGAAATAGATGCGGTAAGATATGTTAAATGCCTGTGTCGGAGTGGATCCGGAGTGCACGCTTGCAGGAACCGTATCCTGGAAAGTCCATGTGAACGTGATAGTGATAGTCTCCCCATCCGGAACAATACAAAAGTTGTTGATGTCATTAACTGCAAGCACCTGCCGATCTACCAAAACGCCCCCGGTTGTCGTATACAGGCCCGCCTCCCTGACAGTCCTTGCGGACCCAGACGTGTTTGTGAACGTGTTTGAAAATGTCAACACTTTTGTGGTTGCATTGTATGATGGGGCAATCGTGGCTGTCTCAAACCCGCCGTTTGTCCATGCATGTTCTAACCCGGAATCCGTCAGGGCTGCTGCAGTGGTGCCATACCCGATCTTCATTTTCGTGACGGTATCTGTCGAAGTACCATCAAACATATCTGCCAGGATCTCCCAGGCTGCAGTGTTTATCATATATACCCACTCCTCGACGCAGCCAGTTCCACGTCTGCTTCGAGCTGCGACTTAAACGACGCGTAGTCCGTGACGTTCGGTAATGACACAGACTCGATGTACACAGATATCCCGGAACTGGATGAACTGCCGGTTGAACTGGTTGCGACTGAGGATCCGGCTGATGAAACGTAGGATGAACCGACATCCAGCGAAACGGCAGATGCTGAACTGCTGCTGGTTGAAGTACCCCCACCAGTCACTGATGAGACTGATGAAGTGATCGAAGATACTACATCTTTGATCTTTGACCATATCTTATCTACAAAGTCCCAGACCGCCTGAAACTTCCCGGTGATCGCGTCGTAGATATCAAGTAGGGGTTGAGCTATCGCGCTAAGTACCCCTTCCAGCCCGGATACGATAGAGTCCGTGAAGTCGGTTACCCAGTCTGCCAGCCCGGTGATGATGTCCGCGAAAAAGTCGGTGAACGAGGTGAGCATCTCCGCTAACCAGGTAACTAGTTTGTCTAGGACGTTCGCGAAGAACGCGACAACTGCATCGGTGAACTCTGACACCCAGGTTGAGAGTTTCGTGATGATGTCTGCAAAGAATGTGACTATTGACGTGGTGAACCCGGATATCCATGTTGCCAGCTCGTTGAGAATATCCGCGAAGAACGCGACAACTGCAGCCGTAAAGTCAGATATCCATTCTGCCAGTTCAGAGAGGATATCGGCAAAGAATGCAACTATGTCACCCGTGAACTCTGATATCCATGAGGTGAGTTCTGAGATGATATCAGAGAAGAACGGGACAATGTCTGCGGTGAAGGTAGTGATCCAGGTGGTCAGCTCAGTTAGTATATCCGCGAAGAATTCCGTGATACTCTCTGTGAAACTTTCTGTCCAGGAAACAAGGTTTGTCAGGATATTGTCAAAACACGCCGTGAAAGACTCTGTGATACTCGATACAAACTTATCGACGGACTCCGTGATGATAGTCCATCCAGTATCTATGGCATCAGATATCTGGGTTGTTATCGC